TTCATAGATGGAGTAAACTATTCTGTGCAAAAGGGCAAAGACCCTTTGGAAATAAAACAGAGTGATGAGTTGCCCGACTTTATTCGTAGGGCAGTAGGGCTACTTAAATTAGTTGAAGATAACCAAGTGATTAGTGGTGTAGGCTTTCGTGTTAACGAATTCACTTTCTTGGTATTGCCTAACAATGTTAGTTAAGGAGGAAGTATGTTTAATAAAAAACGACATGTATTTATAGTAGATGATTCACCTAGACAAGAAAGAATAACGTCTATGGCTTTGGATAAGGACTCAAGATTTAAATGGACTGCTGGTGCTGACGTATTAAGAACGTGGAAAAAGCATGGGTTTGCCCCACCGACTGAGTATCGGGAAGATTATTTGTTCAAACTAAATCGTGAGGCTAATAAACCAAATGACTGAACCAATAAAAAAAGGCAGAGGCAAGGGGGTAAAGCCTGCAATGGTTTACCTACCTATCCGCATCAGCCAAGAAGTAGCAGAGTTTTTTAACGCTTACCCTAACAAGAGTGCAAAGATTAGGGAAGTATTAGCTAATTATGTTCAACAAAACGGAGAAACAAATGAGAAAGAAACTCACCAAAAGCAGTAAAGTAATACAGTATATTAAGAAAAACTCTAACGCTAAGGCTAAAGAAATAGCACAAGCAGTAGGAGTTCCAATCAATAGCGTGTATCAAATAGCCTACAAAGTGCGAAAGCAAATGCGTGAGGGTATGAACAAAGTGCCTATGACCGCCCTATCGACTAAGCCTGCCGCACGTAAATATGCTAAGGATATGAAAGTAATAGCAACCTATACGAGCAACAAGAGTATTTATAGCAAAGCCGATATGGTCAACCACCCACCGCATTACAAGGCAGGGGGTATTGAGACGATTGATTTTATCGAGGCTAAGAACCTAGGGTATAACCTAGGTAACGTAGTGAAGTATGTGAGTCGTGCTGATTTAAAAGGCAATAAGTTGGAAGACTTACAGAAAGCTAAATGGTATTTGGATCGGGCTATTAGTAATCTTAGCAAGACCTAACAATGTTAGGGGGGCATTTGATTATAGGTAAAACTTAGTAGCCTTGTAGATGCGAATGGATTTTATCTTCAGCTAGTTTGCCCCAATACTTTATGGCTAGCTGAATCCTTGTTAACTCTGAGGGTGGCAGAGAATCTACATCTCCACCCAATTTCTCCCTTGACAAAGTCCAACACCATGTTATTATGGTGGCATGGCACTCACTCCCGAAAAAAAAGTAAAAGATAAATGCGTCAAGCTACTTAAAGCTTATGACGTTTATTACTTCTTTCCTGCTACCCATGGTTATGGACGTAGCGGTGTGCCTGATATTATTTGTTGCATCGCAGAAAGATTTGTAGCTATCGAGTGCAAGGCAGGCGACAATAAACCTACTGCACTACAAGAAAAAGAAATGGCAGACATTCGTAAACAGGGTGGAATTGCCGTCGTAATAAATGAAAGCAACCTAACATTGTTAGAGAATTTGCTTAAAAAATTAACAGGGGCTAACGACGAGGAAGACATAGATGGCAGATGTTGAAATGAACAAAGGCGTTCAGATATTACTTGAACGCATGAGCAGTAACCCTAATGAGTTTATACCCAACATACTTGGGGAGTATCCACCTAAGTGGCGAGACATACTACTAAGCATAGAGTATCGGGTAACAAAACAAAAAGACTACAAAGATGCGTTGCAATTCCTAAGCGATAAAGAAATCAAAGCCTTATGGAACAAAATGCAAAACCTGCAAGGTGAGCTGTTTACTAAACGAGTTATGAATACTCTGCTTGTTGCAGAAAACGGCAAGCGGGGGCAGGCAGAACTATCATTCTCTTCTTCGCAAGCAGGAAACGAGAGCCAAAAAATTAAATTGATGAAGTTGGAAATTGAACGCATGAAGGCTGAGGCTCGAATGACCAACGCTACTGCGAGAGTATTTGGCAGATGAAAATCTTTTGCATAGACTTTGAGACGTATTACTCTCAAACTTTCTCCCTTAGCAAAATGACTACGGAAGAGTACGTCCGTAGCCCCGAGTTTGAAACCATTGGGGTGGCGGTGTGCGAACAAGGGGGCGCTCCTACTTGGTTTAGTGGTACTAAAGCAGATACAAAGGAGTTCTTGGATAGCTTTGAACTCGACAAGCATCTCGTGATAGCCCATAACGCTATATTTGATATGGCTATTCTTAATTGGCAGTTTGATATAAGACCCAAGGGCATTGCTGATACTTTATCTATGGCAAGAGCCATACATGGTACGGAGGTTGGCGGTAGTCTTGCTAAGTTGGCTGAACACTATGGACTTGGAGTAAAAGGCACAGAAGTCTTACAGGCACAGGGCAAGCATCGGATTGACTTTAATGCACAGGACTTGGCACAGTACGGCGAGTATTGCAAAAACGACGTGGTGCTTACGATGGGTTTGTTTGAGAAGCTAAGTGCAGGCTTTCCTCCTAGTGAGTTACGGCTTATCGATCTGACTATTCGTATGTTTACTGAGCCTAGCCTATGGCTTGACGGCAATATACTGTACGACCACCTAGGTAATATTCAAGCTAAAAAATTAAAATGTTTAGAGCATTACAGTAAAGAAGATTTAATGAGCAACGACAAGTTTGCTACATTGCTAGAAAACTTAAGTGTAGAACCCCCCACTAAAATTAGCGCTACAACAGGCAAAGAGGCATGGGCATTTGCTAAGACTGACGAGGGGTTTAAAGAGTTGCTTGAGCATGAGAATGAAGAGGTGCAAATACTAGCAACAGCGCGCTTAGGAGTGAAGTCAACCATTGAAGAAACAAGGACTGAACGCTTTATAGAGATCTCGCAGCGAGGCTTATTCCCCATACCCCTACGCTACTATGCGGCTCATACAGGTCGTTGGGGCGGTGATGACAAGGTCAACCTACAAAACCTACCACGAGGTTCAATCCTCAAAGATGCAATTATGGCTCCTCCCGGGCACGTCGTTGTGGACTCTGACTCTAGTCAAATAGAAGCAAGAACCCTTGCGTGGTTAGCTGAACAGAATGATTTAGTGGATGCGTTTGAAAGGGGCGAAGATGTATACCAAATCATGGCGTCGTCTATATATAACAAGGCAACTGAAGAAATTAGCAAGAACGAAAGGTTCGTTGGCAAAACGACTATATTGGGGTGTGGTTACGGCATGGGGAGTACGAAATTCAAAACACAGCTCAAGACGTTTAATGTGGAGATTGAAGAAGAGGAAGCCACTCGTATTATCAAAGTCTACCGAGAAACTTATGATTGGATACCACAACTATGGAATCAAGCAGGGAAAGCATTAGACGCAATTCTTAACAACCAAACTGCGCCATTAGGTAAAGCAGGAGTGCTAGAAGTAGAAGGCAAAAAAGGCATTCGCTTACCAAACGGACTGCATATGAAGTACCCCAACCTACGCAAGATGCGTAACGAGCAGGGTAAGGACGAGTATGTCTACGACACCAGAAAGGGTAAGGCAGTTGTGCCTAACAGAATATATGGTGGAAAAGTTATTGAGAACGTCTGCCAAGCATTAGCTCGGATTATTATTGGTGAACAGATGCTACAAGTGGCTAAAAAATATAAAGTGGTAATGACTGTGCATGATGCGATTGCTTGCGTAATACCTGAGCAAGAAGCGGAAGCGGGTCAAGAGTATGTAGAGATGTGTATGAAGATGCGACCCAAGTGGGCACTAGACCTACCGTTGAGTTGCGAATCAGGAATGGGGAAAAGCTATGGCAATTGTTAATAGTTACATACAAGGGAAAGATAGGGTAGTTTAAAAATGATAGTCACCATACTTAATATGTTTGCTTTGTTCGTAGCTACCTGTGCGGTGCTGATATTTGCCGTGGTCTTTGCGTTCTTCCTGTTCATTATGTATGCCTGTATACACATTGGGTGGAGAGAGATTAAAGGGATGCCAATGTCTGAGTTGTGGGAGAGGATTCAAAAATGACATTCCTTGTAGCCAATATACCCCCCGTCAAGTGCTTTGTGCGTAAGGAGTTTCTCTATAACCACGAGAAGGGGCATGGAGAACTAGAGCCTTGTGTGTGGATGACTGCCAAGGCGATCAAGGGGCAAGCGTTTCGTATCGAGTCGATGCTGACCAACTACGGTGCGCTCTACGACAAGCTGCCTATCAGTGCGTATGTATGGAAAGAGATAGCCGAGCCGTTGCCGTTGGATTATTTACAGATATGGGACTGCCTGTCATATGATATGGCGGTAATTGAGAAGTCTAACTTACGGGGTTTGAAGGTCAAGTTTTTTGGTAAGGATAAGCAGTTTCACTTTGGTAATTACCTGTTCACCATAGACTTTGCCTCGCCCGAATCCAACAGACTAGATACTAGCTTTTCAGAGGGTGTTGAGGAGCATAAGTCGTATAACTTTATCCGTTTAGATAACGGGCAGTTTGCCTGCCAACCTAATAACAGATGCCTTTGGTATGACGTATCGCTCGTACCTGCTGTCTTAAAGACTCCTGACTTTCGTATACCCACCGAGGTCTACAGCGTTGAGAACCACGCTAAGTGGAGTGCTAAAGATGAATGGTTTTATAACTTTGAGGAGATAACATGACCACCTTTACGACTGAAGATAGAGAGAACTCATCGCCCCCACATATTGTGAATACAGGCGCTAGTTATGAACCTATCCCGTTTGCGGGTCTGGTAGCCATACAGGATAAAGAAGATACCGAGGAGATGTTACGACACCAACTTCATATTGTTCAGGCTGAGTGCCAAAGACTTCGACAGAAGCTAAAGGAATATGGTTGCAACGACTAGAAAAAGGACTTAATCGCAAGGAGGACTGGCAAGTAGAGCAAGAC